CAACCTACGAGTCTAGTGACCAATACCTCTGGGACTTATATCAGCAGATACTTTCCTAATGGCCTTTTATATGGCTGTTTAGCAGAGGCTTTTGGATATTTAAAAGGTCCGATGGACATGTTGACACTTTACGAAAACAAGTATAAACAAGAAGTACAGAAGTTTGCAGGAGCGCAACTTGGAAGAAGAAGACGAGACGATTACACTGATGGTACGATTCGTATCCCAGTAAAATCCCCGTCACCGTAATTTAGGAGAATAATATGGCAATAACATCAGCAATTTGTAACAGTTTCAAACAAGAGATTTTAGAAGCCGAACATAATTTTACTGCATCAAGTGGTAATACTTTTAATCTGGCTCTATACGACAGTGATGCAACTTTAAATAAATCAACAACTGCTTATACAACTTCAGAAGAATTAGCGACTACTGGTGGCTATACAGCAAAAGGAAAAGCACTTACAAGTGTAACTCCTACTCTGGATAGTGACACAGCAGTTTGTGATTTTTCTAATGTTAGTTGGACATCTGCTTCTTTTACTGCACGAGGTTGTTTAATTTTTAATGATTCGCATTCAAGTGACGCTTCCGTCTGTGCCATTGATTTTGGTGGAGACAAAACAGTTACGAGTGGAACTTTCACAGTAGAATTTCCAGCAGCAGCCGCATCAACAGCAATCATACAAATAGCATAAGGAGTCCTTCCTTATGGCTAACACTTGGAATCAAGCCTTAACTACCTGGGGACAAAATGCCTGGGGTGAACAAGCTGATGTCAATCTTACATTAACAGGACTCTCTGCAACTACAACAGTAGGAACAGTAACCGCTTCTATGTATCCTGGCTGGGGTACTTTAAACTGGGGTGAAAATGGGTGGGGATCTGTTGACGAAGGAATCGTTAGACCTGACGGAGTTTCAGCAACTACAAGTGTAGGAGCAATTACACCTGCAGATGTTATGGGACTTACAGGAGTCTCAGCTACTACTTCTTTAGGAACCGTTACAGCGGTTGCAGATGTAACAGTCTCTTTAACAGGAGTCTCAGCTACTACTGCTGATGGTTCATTAAATATAGAAATTGGAGTTCCTTTAACAGGAGTTTCAGCGACATCAGCTGTTGGAACACCGACTGCAGTAGCCGATAATACAACAACTTTAACTGGAGTTTCTGCTACTACGGCCCAGAATGCTGCAGGTATAGTAGTTACTTCTAATCCAACGGTTCAGCCGACAGGGGTTTCAGCAACCACTTCGATAGGTTCAGTTGTTACTGTTATAGGGGTCCCATTAACAGGTGTCGCAGCTACTTCAAGCGTAGGAAGTCCTACGGTTGCTACTTATACTGCGGTCGAATTAACGGGACAAGCCGCCACTATTACTTTAGGAACGCTTTCTCCTTTACATTATAAAGATGACACCATTACTGGGTCCACGTCCTATACAAGTGTTGACATCACAGGCTCTACGTCATATACAATAGATGAACACGCGGCTTAACGGGATAAATTATGGCTTCAAATTATACAAATCTAGGCGTCCAACTCATGACTACCGGCGAGAAGGCTGGTACGTGGGGGACTCTCACTAACACAAACTGGAACATCATTGAACAAATTCAAGGTGGTTATGCTACTCAAGCATTAACCAGTGGAGGAACAGTCACTCTAGTCAAATCAGATGGCTCTACAGGCGCTGTTATGGCTACAAGAATTTGGAAATTAACAGGTGCTCTTTCTGATAATGCCATTGTAACTGTACCAGACAGCATTGAAAACTGGTGGATCATTAATAATGCTTCTACTAATGCTTATACTGTTCAAGTTAAAACAGTTAGTGGAACAGGCATTACATGGGCAACTACAGACAAAGGAACAAAATTACTTTATACCGATGGTACCAACGTTATTGATGCCAGCTCAGGTTTTGGAGAAGTAACTCTTACAGGAACAGAAACTTTAACAAACAAGACTTTAACTTCACCTGTTATTGGAACTTCTATTTTAGACACTAATGGAAATGAATTAGCTCTTTTAACTGCAACAGGATCAGCAGTAAATGAATTTACAATAGCGAATGCAGCAACAACTGCAGGACCTACTTTATCTGCAACAGGGGAAACAAATGTCCCTATCAATATTACTCCTAAAGGAACAGGAGATGTTTTTATTAATCCTCCTTCAAGTGGATCTTTAGCTATTAAAGGTAATTCTACTAACGCAGGAACATTTAAAATTTTTGAAGATACTGATTTAGGAAGTTATCACACCGGTTTTACAGCAGGAAATTTAACAGAGGATATTGTTTATACTTTACCATTAGAGGATGCGACAACATCAGGCGATGCTTTAACATCCAATGCTTCAGGAGTTTTATCGTGGACAACGATGTCTGGTGGAACTTCATGGCAAGCAGTTAAAACTTCAGGTTTTACTGCGGTTGCAGGTGAAGGGTATTTTTGTAATACGACTTCGGCAGCTTTTGAAGTTGCACTGCCCGCTGGCACAATAGGAGATGAAGTTTCAATTATTGATTATGCAGGTACATTTGATACTAATAATTTAACGGTAGCTCCTAATGGTTCAGAAAAAATTGAGGGTACGGCGGCTGATTTAACTGTTTCTGTTGAACGTGCTGCTTTTACTTTAGTTTTCACTGATTCAACACAAGGTTGGCTATTGAAGGATAAATAATAAATGGCTACTTATAAAGGTATACAGGGCTATACAGTTCAAAAATTATCAGAGGATCCTACGGCAGCAGATGTCGAAGGACAACTTTTTTATAATTCTGGTTCAGGAAAATTTAAAATTGGTGCAACAGGCGCAGGAGCCTGGGCTTCAGCAACGGCTTTAAATACAGCAAGAGAATACGCAATGGGATTTGGTACTCAAACAACCGCTGTAACAACCGGAGGAAACCCTAACCTGCAGAACACGGAAACTTATAATGGATCGACATGGGCAGAAGCAGGGGACCTGCAAGTGGGTGGAATATATGCAGCATCTTTTGGAACATCAACAGCTGCTGTACTTGCTGGTGGAGAGAGACCAGGGATAGTATCTATAGTAGAGTCTTGGGATGGAACAAGTTGGTCAGAAGTAAATAATCTACCTGCCAATGTTGCCAAATCATGCGGTATCGGAATTCAAACTGCGGGCCTATCAATGAGTCAAAGTACTCCTACACCACTAGGAACAAATGTAGATACATGGGATGGAACTTGTTGGACTGAAGGAACAGCTTTGAATAGTAAACACGCGGATGGTGCTGGAGCCGGAACTCAAACATTAGCTTTAGTAACTGGAGGGGAAGCACCTGGAACTGTTGGTACGACCGAAAAATGGGATGGAAGTACATGGACAGAAGTTAATAATTTAAATACTGCCCGTTATGGAGTGAGGGGACAAGGAACTAATACTTTAGCTTTAGTTTACGGTGGCACAACGGGATCAAATACAGCCGTAACAGAATCTTGGGATGGGACGTCTTGGACAGAAGTAGCTGACCTGGCAACAGCAAGACAAGTTGTAGCCCCGTCACAGAATGGTACTGCTATGGCAGCTATGGCAGCTGGAGGAAATGTTCCTCCTAGCACAACTGCCGCAGAAGAATGGAACGATCCCACGTACACAATCAAAACCGTGACAGTGAGTTAACAATGAGATATAACGAATTTTAATAACAAGGAGGAAACTATGGCAAACACATATTGTACAGCGACTAACACAGGGAAGGGATTCTTTACGCATCAAGATCGTAATGATTTTTATCTGTCTGGTCATCCTGGCGATGTTTGGGTTGTAGGTAATAACGCTGCAGGCGTATCCTGGATCAACAGAGTGAGTGGCACTGGTAAAACAGCTGCTGAAGCACAAGCTATTGTTGACGGGAAAGTTGAAGAAGCGCAGGCTACGTGGGATGCTTTACCAGAAGCGGAA